CTTCTTGTGGATCGAGGACCCGCTCATCGACCAGACCACGATCATCCCGCCACCGATCCGTGCGCGCTCGGCCTTCGCCCAGGCCACCTCAGCCTCGTCGGGGAAGAAGTGCACGGCGGGCTCATGCGGGAGGCCAGCGATATCGTGCATCATCTCCAGGTAGTTGTGGTTCATCAGCCGGTGCCTGGCCTGGGGCGTCCACTGGTGCGGGGCGCGATCCGGGATCGACAGCAACTGCCCCTCGACGCTCTCGGAAAGGTTCACCCACCGATCGTACTTGCCCTTGTGGTACTTCCAGAACTCGGTGAGGGCTGGATTGGGCACCTGGTTCACGCCCTGGTAGTAGAACTCATCGATGTTGGGATCGTTCTTCAGCACATCCGCACCGGGAGGAGAGCAGTACAGGGTGGTGCGATACCCCTGCTTTTTAAGGCCCGCGAGCACGCTTGAGGCCTGCATCAGGTCCCCATAGGCGCCGTAGCGCACGACCCCGGCAGTCTTGCCCTCAGGTCTTGGCTTGGCGCAGCTGAAGGCGTGCCCTGCCATCTTCTTCTGGAACACGAAGTACAGGCTGTACTCGCGTCCCTGATCACGCCGTTGCCAGTCGATCAGATCCCAGTGGCTGGCCTTTTTCATGAGATCCACGAGCAGCGTGTAGCTCACGTTCCACTTGTGATCCTTGTTGGCGCCAGGCTCGCCGACTTTCGGATAGAGCGTCTCGTCGGGCAGGTACAGCACCAGGTACCCGCCGACCTTGATCACCCGGAGCCACTCCTTGAGCGTCTTCACGACCGCATCGAAGGGGATGTGCTCGAGCAGGTGACTGGAGAACACGAAGTCGTACTGCTCGGTGGCGAAGAGCCGAAGGTCCTGCGCGTCATCGATCCAGATATCCGGCCTCGCCTGGATGCCGAAGAGCTGGGCATCGGCGTTGTTATCGACCCCGATGAAGTGCGGGAAGGCCTTCTCAGGTCCACAGCCGATATCGAGGCCCCTGCCTCCGGTCCACTTCACGATCTCCCAGCGGATCTTCGCCGCCTCGAACCCCTGAGGGTCCTCTTGTCTCCAAACCATGATCCCCTCCCCTATAGCCTGATGTAGTGCTGTCCGGTAGCGGACAGCTCCAGCACGTCTCCGAACAGTTCCTTGGTGGCCTTGGCCGCACCGGCCAGGCACGGCGAGTCATCGAACCAGATCACCCCACCTGGCATCACATGCTCGAAGAGGTACTGGCCGCTTTCTAGGACGCAGCGGTAGTTATCGACGTCCACATGCGCGAAGGCGATGGGCGGCATGCCGATGGCCGAGCCTGGGAAGACGCCCTTGGTGATGAGCGCCGACGGGCACAGCTTTCTCACCCGATCGATGCTGGTGTTGGCGAAGTCTCCCAGCGGGTGGCTATCAAGCCCGGCCTCGTGGTACGGCATGCCCTCGAACGTGTCGTACAGGAACAACGTGCGCCCCTGCTCCAGAGCCAGGGCGTGAAGGTGCATGGCACTGCCGCCCTGGTAGACACCGACCTCGACGAAGCACCCGCCCCGCGGTGTCTCGCGGGCGCAGGAGAGAAGGCACTCGATGGTCTGCGGTCCGATCTGCGCGTTGGGCGCTTCAGCTTGCTCCAGAGGCAGCGGCACGTTGCGCCTCCTCAAGCTTCTTTCGCTGGGTCCAGTGAACGGGCTTGTCCTTGGGCGCCGGATCGGGCGTCTCGGACTTCTCAACGTACCCTACCGGGAAGCGGTCGGCGCGGTACAGGACGCCGTCCTGGAACCACTTCGCCTCGTTGAAGCCATCGGCGTAGACAGTGCCGTGAGGCTTGTTGGGGTTGAACAGCCGCGTCCCGTCGGGGGCGAACTCGGCGTGCGGATCAGCTTTCGGATTGGGCATGACTCCTCCTCAGTCCCACAGAGCGTTGATCTGCCCGGGCGTGCCGGTCGTCACGGCCACCAGGGATCCTCGGTATCGTACACCAACACCGCCCTGGACAGGACCGAAGAACTGGTTCGCCGTGCCCGTGCCGTTCGCCAGGGTAGTCGTGGTGGTGTTGGTTCCAGCCACAACGATGTCGAGGGCTGTGGCGGCGAAGGACGTGCCTGGGGACACCTCGTAGAAGCCATAGAACACGCCGATCCCGGAGGGCGGGCCGGAGGCGCTCGACTGGGACTGGCTCTGGTTGAGCGTGGTGGTGCCGGCCGTGTTGAGGACCGTGTACTGGCAGTTTCCTTGGCTCTGGTTGGCCGGCATGTCAGCTTCGGTCCAGGTAGTTGTTGCGCTCGCAGAAACCCCCCACATCATCGTAGAAGGCGTCGTTGTGCTCGCGGGTGTAGACATCGTCGGTGGCGAGGAGCTTCTTGCGATCGAACCCCTTCCTGAGGCTCATCGCGTGCAGCTCGCCGTTGGTGACGTCCCCCTGCGCCAGGGGCGTGGGGAAGTTTCCCGCCACGTTGATGCCCATCCGGCGGATATCACTGATCTCCTGGTCTTCGATATCCATGCCAGGCGGGAGGGAGTTGAACATCACCGCGTTGTTCACGAAGCGCGAGCCCATATCACCGCCAGGGCCGCCCTCGTAGCCAGGCATGCCCTTCTTGGCCCGGTTCTCCATGTCGGTCGCCCAACCCTGGACGTCCTCCTCGTTCTTGGAGTCGTAGTCCGGGTAAGTGACCTGGAACTTTTCCTGCACGACCTTGGGCATCGTGACGCCTCCTGAAGTGGGGCGCGCCTACTGGCCGCGCGGGTTTCTGGGATTCAGGTTCTCCGACCCGAGATCGTTGGTCATACCAGGCCGGCCCAGATCGCGCTTGCGGTTCATCTGAGCGCCGCGGGTGCGCGTGGCCCAGCCGTCTCCTGGATAGCCGATACCCTGGTCGAACACCACCAGCTGCATCTCGCGGATGTCCGCGTTCTCCTGGTCCTCGATGTCCATGCCCGGGGGCAACGTGTTGTAGAGGGCGTTCACGCCGAACTCCAGGCCCTTCTTCGCCAGGTACCCATCGTTTCGGATGCCCACCATCTCGTTGCCGAGAACTTCGGCCGAATCGGGCAGTACGCCCTGATCGGCCAGGTCCCCGCGCTTCATCTCGTGGCGCTTCTGCGCCCGGGCGTTGGCGCTCTTCACCACATCGACCGCACTCGGAGCCATGCCACCGAAGGTTTCGGTGGACAGCTGGTCAGGCGTGATCTGCGGGGTCTCGTACTGAGTGCCCTTCTGAGTCAACTTTGCCATCTGTCTCTCCTGAAAAAGGGGGTCTCACAGACCCCCAGTGCGGGGTTGGTTAAGCCTGGACCGAAGCGAGGGGCTGGATCTGGTAGTCCAGCGAGTAGTTGGCAACGACTGTGGCATCGGTACCCGAGACCACGAACAGACGATCCCCGGCCGTGATGGGCACACCGCCCTGGTTGGACAGGCCCGAGTTGGCCGCGATCGTGGACGTGCCCACGTACTGGGCGGAGTTCACCGCGTACTGACCCGAATCGCCCACCGCACCCGTCCAGGTGCCGTTGGCGAAGAGGTTCGCGGCGATGAACGGGCCGTAGGTCGCCGTGGCGAGCGCCGGAGCGATGGTCGTTGAGGTGGCCGTGTTATAGACACGAACCACGGAGAAGATCTGGCCGTTCACCTCGACCGCGGTCGCGCCAGCCGGGGAGGCCGCACCCGTAGCCGTTGCCGTGCTGGTGCCGGCAATGGTCACGAAGTAGCTCACGCCATAGAGCTGCAGGTTCGTGTGGGCGATGAAGTTGGGCGTTACGCCGCCCGAGCCGGCAACGACAGCGCCCAGCATCACAGCCTGACGCGCGACGTAGGACGGGTGATCGTAGGCAAAGTTTCGCAGTGACATGGTCAGCTCCTAATCTGCGGACCTCTCCCGCGTTATTGTGGGGTCAGTGCCGGGAGGAGAAGGTCTCCCGGCACCCCCTACAGAGCCGCCTACGCGGCGGAATCCCACTTGACGATTCGGACGTTGATGGCCGTGGTGTGCACGATGCCGAAACCGCCCAGGTAGTACCAGGCGATGCCCTTGGACCGGCCGTAGTCGGTCGGGATCTTGCCGCGCATCTCCTCGGGCACTGCGATGGCCTCTGCCACCGTGTCGTTGCCGAAGAAGAAGATCCAGTCACTCTGGCCGTTCGTCCACGCGGTCGTGGTCACGCCGTCCGTGCCGGTACCCTTGGCGATGTTGGTCTGCTCGATGTAGCGGGTGTTCTCATATCGGCCGATCTCGCCGTTCATGATGAGATTGAACCCGGTATCCGAGTACTGGTGGATCGCCTCGAGCGCGTTCTTGAAGGTGCGGAGCGTGGTCGGCCAGGCGATCGCGTAGTAGTCGTCCGCGATGTAGGCCGGGATGTTGCGCTCCTTCATCGCATCGACAATCGCCTTGGCGTGCGAGTTGTTGTACGCGATGGAGTTGGTGCCGGTGACCGTGCCGTTGGTAAAGAGCGTGATCGCCGAAGCCGAGTTGCCATTGACCGGGATGGCGCGGAGCAGGGTCTGGTTGAACTGCGTCCAGGCCGCACGATCGAGGTACTTCACGCAGTCGTTCTTGAGGACCTTCTTGATCACGTCCTCGACGGGGAACTTGGACAGGTTGTCGAGCTTGCCCGAATACGGAACGCTGTTGCCGGCCTCGGTGACCGTCAGCGTGCCCTGCGTGATGGTGAAGTTCGTCTCGGGCATGGTGTTCGTCTCAACGAGCACCGCGCCGACCGTGGAGACGTCCGAGAACACGTCCCAGGTGAAGGTGTCACCCTTCTTCTTGCCCTGTTGGCTGATGTCGTGGACATCGGCGAACTGGCGGAACTTGACGAGTGGCTGCACGTTCGCCCGTAGGACGTTCGACAGCTGCCGGGAATACAGATAGCCGCCGAGTGAGTTGACGGCCCAAACTTGCCCTGCCATGAGGTGTGACTCCTGCCACACCCCTTGGCGTGGCTCTAGCGTTTATGGACGACCGGCCGGCTCTGACCCCGAGCTTTCGCGATCCCTGCGATCGCGCTCTCGTAAGTCTCGCCGTCTTCCTCTTCGGACTCGTCCTCCGACACGCGACCTGCGGCCGTAGGAAGTGCCCGAACCGACGCCTTGCGCTGCTCTTTCTCGCGGAGTTTCTCAGGAGGAACAGGACTGGATCGACCCTTGGCAAGCCGCATCGCTCTTGCCTCTTCTCCGACTTCCTTCAGGCGTTTCCTGAAGTCCATCTCGGGGTAGAGCGTCGCCATCTCTTTGTCGCGACGAACGATGCGGGCCTTCAACTCAGGGTCCGCGAGCTCTGCCTTGTACTCCTGATCAAACCACTCGACAGCAGTGCGAAACGTCAACCGACCGTCTACTCGCTCGTCCACAGCCTGCAGAACGTCCGGAGTCACCCTGGATGGTTCCGCGTCGATCAGCTGTGCCAGCTCGTCGACCGCCTCTTGCTCTCCCATCAAAGCGCGTGAGAGCAGTTCGCGCGCCCGACCTTTCTTC